AAATGTTTTAAACGTGCTGAGATTCCTACCTCAACATATTATAGAACAGTCAATGGTAATACAGAACTTAGATACGATACAGCTGTGAAAGTAATCAATGTTATCGAAGAACTTAACTCGATACAAAAAGCCAGTGAGCATACCAAAGGACTACGAGAAGCTAATAAGCCTGTTGATCGAAGCTCGATTCGAGCAAGGTTTAAGCCAAGAGTCATTAGCTCATAAAATAGGTTGCACTTCTTCACTCATTCATAAGTGGGAAGCGCACAAGCGTATTCCCTCTGGGTTCATGTTAATTTGTTGGTTGGATGCTTTAGGATATGACATCGAAGTTACGAAAAGGGAAGTCGGCAACGTGTATAGCTTGTCAGATTAAAACAAATTGGTTCGTTGCAATTCTAAAAAGAAACTCAGGCCGTACAATGGAAAAGCATTGGTATGTATGCCTCAACTGTTATGAGGAAGATAAATGGCAAACCGTAACAAAAACAAAGGAACTTACCACGAAAAGTGGTTTGTTCACTGGCTCGAAAAAGCGGGCATCAAAGCGAAAAGGCAACCCCTCTCGGGCAGTTTGGGAGGCGAGTATTCAGGCGACATCAAGCTCGAACTCAACGGAGAAGAATTGGTGGGAGAAGTAAAGTACAGAGACAAGTCTAACTTCCCTAGCCCATTCAAAGTATTAGAAGGCAGAGATATTGCTTTCTATAAAAGGCGGACTGGACAACCGCAAACAATAGTCATCATGAGTGGTGACAGATTTATAAAACTAATGGAGAACAAAGATGAGTGAACCAAGGCATGCAATGGTATTTATGTGCGATGAAAATAAAGCATGGCTTAATATAGTACCTGAAGCTGAAGGTGATGATAATAGAACACCAGCAGCTTCCAAAACATATGGACCATTCTATTCAATCAAAGAAGCTAGGTCTTTTGGTCATAATAATTTTCAAAACACTGGATTTGAAATACCACTTTTTAAATTAGTGGAGAGCAAAGATGAATCTTAAACAGAAGTGGTGGGAATGGCACAAACAAAACCCACATGTATTTGGATTGTTCGAAGAGTTTACTTTCAGAGCAATCAATCGAGGACACAACAGACTAAGTGCATGGCTTGTTGTTAATAGAATTAGATGGGAAACTAGCATCGAAACAAAAGGTGGTGATTTTAAAATAAGCAATGACTACATTGCGCTATATGCCAGATACTTTATGCACTTGCACCCAGAATATAATGGCTTCTTTAAAATAAAGAAAATGAAAAGAGTAGAAATACAAGGAGAACAACATGAAGAATGTTACACATAAAGCAATCAAAGCAAATGTCTGGGATGCACACATTGCCAAAGCCAACAGCTCAGTGTCAGCACTCAAAGAATACAAGAAATCAAACTACCAAGTTGATGGATACCGCATCAATGCTAACCGCATTGTAAACGGTGAGCATGTTGGTGAAGACTGGCTTCGAGGTAAGCTAAAGAAAGAACTAATTAAACTTGGCTATTGCAAACCATCGGACTTTGAAAAGTATAACAAACCTAACGGCAGTATAAATATTAGTTGACCATACTGCACTAATGCAGTAGTCTAACCATTATAAATAAAGGAGAACAACATGAACCGCAAAGGATTCATAGGTGGCTCGGACTGTGTAAAAATTATGCAAGGCCACTGGTTAGAATTATGGCAAGTCAAAACTGGCAGAGAAATGCCAGAAGATTTGACAAACAACATTGCTGTGCAGCTTGGCATCTGTACTGAAGACTTCAATCTTAGTTGGTTCGAACATCAAAGAAATTGTATTCTTAGCCATCATCAGTATGAATACAAAGAAACTATTGGATCAGTGCCGGTAAAGGGTACTGTCGATGCTCGATTAATTAATGCTATTGTTGAGGCAAAACACACAAATGCTTTCAACAAAATGGAAGATGTCATTAAACTGTATATGCCACAGATACAACTCTACGCGCATCTAGCAAAAGCAGAAGGTGCTTACCTATCTGTCATCTTTGGTAACAGCAAATGGGAATCTACATATGTCGAATACAATGAGAAGTATTTCAATTCTATGTGGGCAGTGGTGTCGGACTTCTGGGGTTACGTGCTACGCGATGAAGAACCGATTGGCGTTGACTCCAAAGAATTGTCACATGACTACATTGCGGTGGACAATATGGTCAAACGAGACGCAACAACAGACAACCAGTTTGTCGATACAGCCATCACATACATACAAGGTTATGAGCAGAACAGAGTTTTCGAAAATGCAAAGAAAGACCTTAAGTCAATGGTCGGAGCTAACGAAAGAGAAGTGTACTGTGATTACCTTTCCGTCAAGCGAGACAAACGTGGATCATTAAGGATTGTAAAAAGGTGATTGTAAAGTTGTCTAAAAAAGAGATTGCCTCTTGTGAACAAGCTGCTGCTTTGAGATGGCAGTTAGCTAGAGCGTCTGGAGTAAAAAACCAAAGACGAGATAAAGGAAGAAGTGATAATGATTTAGACTTACTTGGAATAAAAGCAGAGGCTTCTGTCGCTAAAGTATTAAATGTTGAGCATAACCCATTTCAGTTTGGCATCGATAATGGAGCAGATATATGGCTCGATGAAATAAGCATTGATGTTAAATCAACTTTCTACAAAAGCGGAAAACTTTTATTTAAAAGTAAAGAATCTTTTAGAGCATTTTGCTCTGTTCTTGTTTGCCAGATTGATAAATCAACGATGAAAGTTGCTGGTTTTATATCTAAAGAAAAATTTATATCATCATGTTTTAATATTAACCTTGGTCATGGTGTAGGGTTTGCGGTTAATCAAAGTGAATTATCTTGCATATCTAAGTTATGGCTGCATCACACAAAACAAAAAGTAAAAGGAGAACAACAATGAGTAATAAACTAGACATTTGGAACAAGCTAGCTGCTTCAGACCCCAAATATCTGAAGCAAGTTAGCTTTGGCAGCAGATCATTTACAGCCATTGATCCTCAGTACCAAGTCAGAATGATGACAGAACAGTTTGGACCTATTGGTTTGGGGTGGGGTTGGCATAGCACAACTGAAATAGTGTCTGTTAGCAACGGAGACAGTGCTGTACTAGCGCATGTAACTGTCTGGCATACAGACAACCATCATTCATTTGGTCCATTCACAGGCTGTCGTAAGTTCTTTGACGCAGCTAAAGGTCGTATGGCAGAGGATGCACCGAAGATGGCTATCACTGATGGTCTTACTAAAGCACTGTCGCACATTGGCTGTAATGCTGATGTCTTCTTAGGTGAAATGGATGGTAATAAATATGCAGCAGATAGTAATAAAGGTAAATCAAATTGGTAATTCTTGAGGTTGTGCATTGACCCTGAATCTTTGCATATTTCCACCTGATCGAGGGGCAGGTTCCTCAAGAACCCCTCACATAACTTTAACAAAGGAGCCAGAAGCATGGCAGAATATGACGATACAAACAGAGGCGCAGCCTTTACACCATTTCCTACTCAGAAGATGATCCTTCAAGGCAAGGTAAATGTTGAGGGTATTGACCATAAATTAATCTTGGTCAAAGATCAAACAAGAGATGGCACAGAAATTATTGAGATGTACACAAAGATGGGTGCAATGTTTGTTAATGATAAACGTGGCAATGATGCAGCTCCCGATTACTCTGGGCCTATTGGAAGCGACAAGCGTATCGCAGGATGGAGACGCATGAAAGATGATAAGCCTTATATGAGTTTCCAAATCAGTGATAAGCAAGCAAATGATAAACAAGAAACAAATTCAGAAAACACCTTGAAAGATGATGCAATACCATTTTAATATAAGAATGTTCTCTGGAGGTTCATACACTGCTGAAGTCCGTTTTGCCGAACCTCCCTTAACTGGCGCACCTTTTGGTGCGTCTTTTTTTTAGGAATAATAAATGACACCACTTGAGAAAATGAAAGCAGATGCAAAGATTTGCAATGCAAGACTTAAAACAAACAAGAATACTATCGAACCAAAAGTTCTAAGCAAACCAGTAAAACCTACACCAATAATAAAAACATCTGGAGAAGGTTGGCGCAACAACTCTCTATCTCAAAAAGAAATAGAAGACATAAAATACTTTAGAAGCAAAGGTTGGTGCGTAAGTTCAACAGCTATGGTTGTAGGTGTCAGCACAAAAACAGTGAGAAAGTATGATGCAAATTACAGAAACGCAGAAAGTTGAACTAAAGTTTCTTCAAAGAGAAGTAGATAAATGGCAAGATGAGCTATACAGATTAGATGCTCATCCTAATGTGCAAACAAATCTTTGGGTTGCTAGAAAAGAACTAAAGAAGTTTACCTCTCAGCTAAGAATAAAAGGAATTAATATCTAAACGCTTAACTCAAAATGAGGGGCATCAATAAACGGACGCCTACCTTGCGACCTTCGAAGATCGATGTACTCATTCATTGCATCTTCCATTGAGCCTTCGTACTCACCTATCGAATTGATGTGCCATGCTGCACCCCAACGAATATGAACACCAATATCATTAGCAGCTTCTTTCATAGCATCAGCTATATCATCATAGAGATTTAACTCCCAAGATACTCTTGATCCAATATAAGCAACTGTATCTATAGCAATACCTTCGAGATGCTTAGACTTCATTGTTTGAGATGCACCTTTATCGACAAGCTGACGCTGTTGCTCCATTGTTCGAAGGCCACCTAAGTGTGGAATGCCAAAGTCAACACTAGTAATTCCAATTGCATACTTAGCAACAGATACTAAACTTTTATCAACACCTTCAAGTCTACCTAAACTTCTTTCACTTAATTTAAATGTCATTTCTTACCTCCAAAAAATTTAGTTGCTGATCTTACTGCAAAACTACTAGCCACAATCACTCCTAAAGTATAGCTGTACCACTGGGGCATAGTTTCCAAAGCAGCAAAGCCATCTGTGACTGCTTCCTTAGCCCAATCAAATGGCAGAAATGAAAGGATTAATGGAATTGAAAAA